CCTATACCTATCTGGCCAGGTTTTCCATCATTGTTCCATATTGTACCAGTAGCAGTACTACTGATCGTGACAATACCACAGTAGGGACTGGTATTAATTAAAATATTATTTCCTTCAACAACAGATGTAACAATACCTGTTAGTTTATTACCTGATCCAAAGTACTCACCTGTTACAGTGACTCCAAGTGCTATGGTTTCCAGACGCTTCGTTCCATTTTGGAACAGCTCTACCGATCCGCCTGGTTTGAAGTTTGCTAACTGATTACCATTGGTGTCAGTAATTTTTGTGTCTGAATCTGATACTAACTTTAATGCAGTTCCATCATATGTTATATGTGCATCATCAGAATCACCAAAGTTTGCCTTAAGTAAATCTGGTATCTTTAATCCACCATTAGATGCTTTGGTAATCTTTACATTACCATAGACTTCCAGAGCTTGAGTTGCTGTAGTGGTTCCTATACCAACATTAGATGATGTAACAATACCAGTGATATTCTTTGACCAATATCCAGTTCCAAAACCAGCCTGACCAGCAGAGAAATCAATGGAAACATTGGTTATACCTGTGATTTTACCTTGATTATTAACTACAATCTGTGGAACTATTGTGGTGGCACCATAAGTTCCATCACTCGCACCAGTTAAATTAATTAGTGCTCCACCATTACCATAAAATTCTGAGGCAGTGACGATACCAGTGGTGTTTACACTAGAATCACCCTGTAATGTGACAGCAGCATCTGCAAGAGTGGCCTTTGGAGCAGTAACCTGTGCAGAGTATGATAGTACAGACCAGTTAGAACCACCTACGGCAACTACCCAGTCACCAGAATATACACTAGAGATGCCTGGGTTAGAATAGGTTGCAATACCAACATCGGCACCACCCTTAGAGACAATAAAATAGTCACCTGTAGTAATACCAGATGACGCAAGTGTCTGTCCTATGCCAGTATATCCTCTTCCCTGTCCAACAACTGTCAGTGCAGTAACAACACCTAGAACTGCATCATAAAATCCAACAATGTTTAGGTTTGTACCAAGAGCATTGATCTGTGATTGTAGAACAGCAGATCCAACAGCGGTTGCAATACCAGTAAGTCCTGATCCGTCACCTTTAAAGGCAGTCGCAGTAACAATACCACCAGCAACAAAACCAGATGCACCAACGACATCTGTAGTAAAACCTACATCGTTTGTGAATACCGATAATACTGATGGAGTATTGGTAAAATTATTATAGTCTAGGTAATATGATGGTGCTTGACCATTGAGATTCAGAGAGTTAGTCGAAATCCCAGCAGTAAGAGCAAAACCAGTAGAGTTTGGAGCATTTAAAGTTAGACCGTCACCTATCGAATTATAAATCTCATTAAAGTTTGCATTAACTTTTAAAGCACCCTGTCTGAGGGTGTCACCTGTTCCGTCATTACTACTTTGCCCAGCATTTATTAACTGTTTCGACATTTATCCGAGTCTATAGGGCTACACTATAATCTATTTAGACTATAGTTTAAATCCGCTGAAAGAATTCTTCTTAATATCTTGTTTTATACCACCAACAACGTAAGATTCTACCTCTGTTTCCTGTGGTGCAACTTGTAATCCCTTAGATGAGATCCAGTGTTGTGTCCAAGGCAATGGATTGTTTCTTAATGGTTGATCGTAGATAGGATCAAGTCCAAGTGATTTCATTCTCTTGTTAGCAATCCACTCAACGTATTGATTCAATAATTTATCATTCAAACCAATCATAGAACCACCACTGAATAGATATTCAGCCCAGTCCTTTTCCTCTTCAACTGCATTTTTAAACATACCAATTACATTACTTCTCTCTTCCTCTGCAATCTGTTGCATCTCTGGATCATCACCATTCATCCAGTTTTTCATTATGTTTTGTGTGAGAACTAAGTGTTGGTTTTCGTCTCTACTGATGAGGGATATAATTTTTGCTGATCCTTCCATAAGTTTAAGCTCTCCAAATGCAAACGAGCAAGCGAAGGAGACATAGAACCTAATTCCTTCAAGTATGTTAACATTTGCAACCGCTCTATAGAGCTTTCTTTTGAGTTCATTTAATGCGAAGTCCTTTGCTTGTGAGTTTTCCCATCCGTCTTTCCACAGATTACTTTGATCCCATTGATGGGCTTCATTTATAAATTCATCGTATGCCCGAGTTACTGAATTTGCTCGGTCTAAAATTCTTTCATCATTGAGAATGGTATCGAATACTTCAGATGGGTCGGGATACACATTCTTGATAATNTATGTATATGATTTGGAGTGAATCATCTCCATGAATTGCCACACATTCATAGCACCTTCCAACTCTGGTAAGGCACAGTAAGGTGCAAAAGCCATTCCAGGACCACGACCTTGTACAGAATCTAAAAGAATTTGGTATTTTAGATTAGATGTAAAGATGTGTTTCTGTTCTGGACGTAGAGATTGATAGTCTGCTCTATCTTTCTGTAATGAAACCTCTTCTGGTCTCCAGAAATACCCTAGCATTTGAGTAGTAAGTCTGTCAAACACAGGATATTTAAAAGAGTCATACCTTTGTACACCCAAAGGTTTACCAAAAAACATTGGTTGTTTCTTAGTATCGACTTCTTCTGAATTAAAGACGGTCATGCCGTCAGGTTTAGATGGTGCAACTGTCACACTCTTGCTCCTCTGATAGTTCGGTGAATAGTTTTTCTAGTTGTGGTTTCACTTCTTCTACATCATCAACGTCATCAGATTTCATATCGTAGGTATTCTGGTAATAGGAGGTCTTCCAACCATACTTGTATGTGGTTAAAAGATCCTGTGCCATCACTGATATAGGCACTTCGTTATCAGGATACTGTGTGGGATTGTAACTCCAGTTACCACTGATGGCTTGATCAAAGAACTTCTGCATCACTGCAACTACTTTGATATATCCATCATTACCCTGCATTTCCCAGAGGAGGGTATAATTATTCTTTAGATGTCCATAAGACGGAACCACTTGCTTAAGAGGTCCTTTCTTTGACTTCTTAATGGACAGGTAGTCTCTAGGTGGTTCGATACCGTTTGTTGCGTTTGACACAACGGAACTACTTTCTGATGGCATCTGTGCGGACAGTGTTGAGTGCCTGAGACCGTGTTCCATGATAGATGTTCTAAGAGATTCCCAATCATGTTTTAATCCTACCTGTGTAATTTCATCTACATCGCTCTTATATGTATCAATTGGAAGTATTCCATCAGAGTATTTTGTAGAGGGGAAATCAACACATGCACCTTTTTCTTTTGCAAGTTGATTAGATGCTTTCAATAGGTGATACTGGAAACTTTCAGTAAGTCTATGTACCGCATCCCAGGCGCCTTGTGAGTCGTATTTGTGACCATTCTTAGCAAGATAATGTGCAAGACCAATGAACCCCACTCCAAGGGATCTACGACCCAATGTGGCGAGTTCAGCAGCCTTAACTGGATAGTCTTGATAGTCAATCAACTCCTCTAGAGATCTCACAGAGAGGTCACAGAGTTCTTCTAACTCCTCTAGTCTAGTAATCTTACCTACGTTGACAGCAGATAGGATACAAAGTGCAATCTCACCGTCTATGGCATCAATATGATTGATAGGTTCTGTAGGTAGAGTGATCTCTTGACATAGATTACTCATACTTACCTTGTCCTTGAAGGAAGAATGTTCATTACAGTGGTCAATATTCATGATATAGATACGACCTGTCTCTGCCCTCTCCTTAAGGAGATTCATTATCAGTTCTTGAGCTCCGATTGTTCGCTTGGGGATTGATTCATCCAGTTCGTAACGGCAATATAACTCATCAAACTCAGGGGTCCCAAAACTCTCAAACAAGTTAGGACAACTATGGGGAGAAAAAAGCGTGATTTCCTTATCTTCGATAAACCTTTCATAGAAGAGTTTTGAGATTTGGATTGAGTAGTCAAGTTTTCTGACACGATTGTCCTCCGTTCCTTTGTTGTTCTTAAGTACAAGTATATCTTCTATTTCTTGGTGCCAGATGGGGAAGTGGACAGTCGCTGATCCACCTCTAATGCCATTTTGAGTGCAGCATCTGACAGTTGCTTC